TCTATCAATATAACCTGCACCAACATCAACATCTGATTGAGTAAACAATCTAAAGATTTGTGTTAGTAAATTCTTTTCCACATCCGAAAGGTCTTGCCAGTCTTTAACATCTGTATGTAGTGGCACGGACTCCGGCATCCAGTGCATTTGATTCTGTAGGACGTAGTAATCAAACATCCATGCATCGTCAAACGGTTTATAGTATTCTCTATTATTTAGTAAACTCATAATCTAACTCCCTTAATATTTTAATGTACTCTTGTGCTTCCGCATATTCTTTAAATAACTTATCAATAGTCTCAACCATATCAGGATGGTCAGCTACTGCTACTGGATTGCTAAGATATAAACTTAAGTTAGTCTTAGCTATCTTTTGTTGTGCTGAGTATTTTTCATACAAAGCTTCAAATAATTTATTATTCATTTTCTAATTTCTTAGCTCCTTTTTTCATTTGTTCCCAAACTGTTATGGGTAATTTGATGTTCTTATTAAATAACCTAAGATAAGCATACTTAGTTTTTTCTGCTACCTCTACTACTTTATAACCAGACTTGACATGAGGATGTTCATAACCAGTAAAATAAACTTGATATTTATTATCACTGATTCTTCTTTTATCAAACATAGTCATCTGCCTTGGCCTCTAGACTTCTTAAAACTTCTTCGTTTGTGTTTGTTCATCGTAGCTGTTGCTAAATTACCTTGACCTTGAGAGGTTTTCTTGCCTCTGACACCAGTAACAGGGACATGGTTTTTAGTTGAAGCCCATCTAGTTGCCATTTTAATTATCTATTTTTATAGGAGCTTCAGTCATAATAACTACTCTAGCTCCGCAAGGTAATATAGGTTTTTCATTACCACCATACATTACTTTTGAAGGTCCTAATATTTCCACAGCATGACAATAAGTATTACTTCTACCTTCTTTTATAGTGATAACAGGCTCATTAGTACCGTTCTTTTTATTAGCTCTTATTTTGTGTTGATTGACGTGAATATATTTTTTAGTCATTAACCCTCACAAGCTATACAACCCTCGTCAAGTTTGATACGAGGTATTTTAACATTTACATTCTCTGCATTTCTAGCAGCATTAGACCTAAAGTAATATAAAGACTTAAGCTTACAAGCTCCATACCAATGCACATCGTTGACATACTGCATATAATCATCATGGACTTCTTGAGGCTCAGTAGCTTTAGGTAAAATAAAAAATAAGTTTACTGACTGCGACTGACAAATAAAGTCTTGTCTTTTGTAAGCATGTTCTATTATCCAAATCTGATTTATCTCATTGGCGGTTTTAAATAGTTCTTTCTCTTCAGCTGTCAGAATATCTAAGTGTTGTACTGAGCCATCATAACCAGCTATCTCTTTCCACAACTCAGTTAGTTTCTTACCTTTTAAGCCTTTAGCTTTTAAAAGCTTTTCTAAGTATTTGTTTTTTACTTGGTAACTACCCGAAAGAGTTTTGTGTGTATAAACATTAGCCCTGTATGGCTCAATCGAAGGAGATGTTCCACCACAAATAATACTAGAAGAGGCATTAGGAGCAACAGCGAGAAGATGAGCATTACGAAGCCCACTACCAGAGATATCAGGAGCTTCTCCCCGTGACTCAGCAAGTCCTTGAGAAGCCTCCACAGCTTTTGTCTTGATATATTTAAATGCTTTGTGATTGAAGCTAGTAGCATACATACTTTCAAAAGGTATTTCTTTAGATTGAAGGTAAGCATGGAACCCCATTGCTCCCAAACCAATCGACCTTTCTCTGTAAGCTGAGTAAACTGCTTTAGTAAAGCCTTCTTTCCCTTCTTTAATGTGTTTAATAAATCTTTTGAAGTTGGCATTGTATTCTCCTAATTGTGTAGTATCAACAGCATTATCAATAAAGTGCTGAAGTACATTATCTAGCATAGTCACTAAATCATTAATAAAGTTTTTATCCTTAGACCATTTATCAAAGTGTTCTAAATTAACTGAGGACAAACAACAAACTGCTGTTCTTTCCTCGTTAGTTGGTAAAGTAATTTCAGAACATAAATTGCTTTGTTTAATTTCTAAACCTAAGTCTTTTTGTTTTTGTGGTAAAGCTTTATTGCAAGTATCTATATTAACAATATAAGGCTCTCCAGTTTCTGCTCTAGCATTTAATAGTTGCCACCATAAATCTCTAGCATTAATAGTCTTAATAGCCTCGTTAGATTTAGGGTCAATTAATCGCCACTCTTCATCATTTTCCACAGCCTGTAAGAATTCATTGTTGAGGTTGACTCCGTTGTGTAAGTTTAAACATTTTCTATTTATATCACCACCAGATTCTTTCCTCATGTTAATGAACTCTTCAATCTCTGGATGCCAAATGTTCATGTAAGCAGCATAGCTACCTCGTCTTGTGACACCTTGATTAAAGGCTAACATCTGAGAGTCTACGACATGCATAAAGGGTATTGAACCAGTAGACTTACTACCGTGAGCAGTAGATACCCCGTTACTACGCACATCTCCCCAATATCCACCAATGCCTCCACCCGAACTAGCCAACCATATATTTTCATCATAATGAGATGAGAGACCAGTTCTACTGTCAGGAACATAATTAAGGAAACAACTAATAGGTAACCCACGACTTGTTCCCCCGTTACTAAGTATAGGAGTGCTAAACATGAACCAGCATAAGGAACTGTAGTTGTACAGTCTCTGAGCCAGTTCAAAATCTGTAACTCCTTTGAATGTTGCTCCGAAAACGGAGGCTCTTGCGAAGGCTTCTTGGGCATGTGTTTCTTCTCCTGTAAAATATCTATCTTTTAAAGTATCTAAACTAAATTTATCTAAGAGCTTTTCATTATCATAATTAATCTTGATGCCTAAATATTCTTTTGCTCCTACTTTATCTTCCATCATTCTCCTGTAGCAAAATATTTCTTTAATCTGTCATGGACATATAACATGATTATACCGTAGTGAATAATCTTTAAAAGGTCTTCTCTGTTTCTACCTTCTTTTTTACCGTATCTCATAGCATACTTAATTATATTACCAATACCAAAACCCTCACCGTGTCCGGAATCTATAATTATATCTGTTGCTTGGTAATTACCAGCCGAATAGTGTTGTCTATAAGTAGAATCAACATAATCTTTTATTTCTTTTATTAGGTTATCTTCGTTAAATTTATATGTTATATTTATACTGTTATATTTTTTCATCTTATTATATCTTTTAAGGTTATGTTTGGGTTTCTCTTTACTTTTTTATAAAACCATCTTAAAGAATAAGCACTCAACATCATTTTATTATTAGCATAAATATGAGTTTGTTCAGGTAAAAACTTATCTAAGTTCTTGGTTGTTATTTTAGTTAAATCTTCTCCTTCAGGCACCATGGTCTGTAACCATTCTACTAGAAGTAACTTACTTTTTTTTCTTAATTGTTTAGCTCTCTTGCCTCTCATAATATCTCTTCTACATTAGGTTCTTTAACTACTTTTGTCAAATAGATTGGACCTTTAGCATAAGTAAAAACACGAAGCCCTGCTCCATCATTGGAGTCAGACCTACATTTAAATTTATAAGGACAAAAAGTACACTCTTTAGGTAACTTCATATTACCAGACTTGCCTTCAGGTACTTCGTTAAAACAATAATCAGGTGGAGAATCTGATTTAATAATTTGTTTTACCTTATCTATTTTATCTTTTATATTAGGTTTGTCAAGGTCTTGAGGCCTAAAAAGAGCTAATTCTCCTGTCTCTTTATTAAAAGCGAGAAAACCACCATTAGATGTTTTCTCTGCTTCCTCGTACCCAGCAAGTTGAGCTAAGTAACCAAAGCTATCTTGCTCAGCTAAAGTACCTTCTTTAAATTTACGGAAAGCATAACCAGAAGCAGTCTTAATATCTATGACTTCACCATCAATCTTACAATCCATGTGACCTTTAATACCCTTGACTGAGACTTCTTTCTGCTCCCCAGTAACTTTATGTCCAGCTAATTTAACAAAGAAGATTAGCAAGGCTTCTAAGATATGGCCATACAAAAACTTTATAAAAGTAACTGGCTCCATAGTACTAGAACCATCTTTATCTTCATGCATGTCATACCAAAGTTGTCTCTGTGGCTTACCAATGTTAGACATTCGTAAAGTTTGTGTTGTAGCTTTATTCCTTTTAACCGGAGTTGCCCACTCTTTAACAGCAGATACAATATCAATACCCAATTCTTCCAGAAGTTTATTTGATATTTTTATTTTTTCACCATCAGCCAGAACTCCGATAGTATTGTAGATATCTTCTACTAAAGTATCTAATGATTTATTTTTCTTGCTCATCTTCTAGTTCCTTAAAAGCTTTAATAACATCAGATGAAAAAAGTTTTTGTAAGTTTATTAAGTACATTCTACTGGCATTATGGTCACCACCAGAAACAGTTTTGAAAGTGTCTAGTTCTTTGACAATAGTTTTAAGAACATCGGTATGAAAAACTAAAGTGCAATACTCTTTATCGCCCACACAAAGATGATGAAACCAATAATCTGATTCAGTGGCCTCAATACCGGAGGGTTTGCCATAGCTTTGATACTCAATAGCTATGTTACCAGTCTTCATCCACATACCTCTTTCAGATTTAACTTCAATCTTTTTGTTGAAGAGCATCTCTGCGACTTTCTCTTCTCTGATACTGCCATATTCTAGGTCAATATCAAACTTCTTTCGGTCTTTTTTAGTGGGTTTCACTCCAGTTGTCTCCGACTTTAAATTCGCCATCAAGGGGACAACGCATGTTAAAATACTCTCCGGCATCACGAATACTTTGCACAGCTAACTGTCCCGCCTGATTTGCTTGGTTTGCTTTTACTTCTATTTGCCATTCATCATGGATATTAGCAACAAACTTAAAATCAATGTTACAAGTTTTAAGATTATCATGCAATAGATTTAAAGCTTTCTTCATTACGATAGCTCCACCGCCTTGTAGTAAAGTGTTTAAGGCTGCATGTTTATGCCTTAAAAATATTTTCCTACCGTCTAATCCTTTGAGGAATCCTTTTTGAGCTGCTGTGTCAACTCTTGTCTTAAGAGCCTTAAGTGTTGGTAAACTAGTAAGAAACTGTTCTCGCAGTTGTTTACCATCTGCTCGATTTCCTTCAACGATGCTTCCAATTTTTTCATCTCCGGCTCCGTATATAAGTGCATAGATGAAAGTTTTAGCCTCATCTCTTGATTTAAGTCCAGCAAACTGCTGATTAGTTGTGTGAATGTCTCCATTGATAATTTCATTTATGTATTCCTCATCTGACATGTAGTGGGCTAACATTCTTAACTCCAACCCTGAAGCATCTATACCCACTAATTTATATCCTTCAGGTACAGTCCAACAAGCTCGACATTCCTTACCATAAGGACTGTATACTGCTGGAACCTGAGCCATGTTAGGATTTCTATGTGTCATCCTACCAGTAATAGCTCCAGTAGAAATAACAGCACCATGAACTCTATCATCTGTTTTGATATTATCAATCCATGATTCAATTTGACCAACTCTTTTTTGTATTAATAAATATTCAGCAATGAGTTGAGCCTCTTTGATGTGTGCTATTTTACTAAGAGTACCTTCATCAACAATAGGTTGTCCAGTTGGAGTAAACCTTTTGGGTTGCCAACCAAAGTCTATTAGATACTCACCAATCTGTTGACGAGAGCCGAGATTAAATTCTCTAAGTTCTTTTCGGGTAAAAGGAGTAGTGTCATTAGTTGCAACTCTTTCCTGATACTCAACGGAGGTAAGTCCAGACTTAGATAAGGTGCCATCTTTTTTTAACTTAGGTGTGACTTCTTTAACAGGAATCCACTTAGGTTTAAAGGTAGCATGAACTTCATCCTCTACTTCTTTTTTACGATGATTTAATGAACTCAGTAAATCTATTGCTCTTCTCTCATCAAACAGAAAACCATTTAGTTCTTGTTCGATTAATATTTGTGTGGTCTTGTGTTCTATCTCTACTGATTCTTTAGAGAAACCCACACTATCTTTCCTTAGTTTATCTAAAACTTTCTTGTTTAACTTGACATCTTGAATACAATAATCAAGCATGTCTTTACTATACTCAGTAAACATTGGAGCAGTTGACTTAGGGCAGTTGAGTCTCCATCCCCACTTCTCTAGGCTATGTCCTCCTTCCCTAGTAGGATGTAGTAATCTTGATAAGGTCAAAGTATCAAGAATATTAGCATGGTTAGATAAATCTATCTGCTTAATCCTGTGTATAGCTGGAATATCAAAGCCTAAGATATTATGCCCAACTAAGCTGTCAGCGGATTTTAAAAACTCAATGCCCTCGTCAATGCTTTCTGGAGTAAAGGTATACACTTTATCAGTATCATCAATAGCAACAATACACCAAATTTTAGAAGCCGGTGGTAAGTTTGTGACCTCACCAGTCTCGTGGTCTTTTAATGTAGATTCCCAAAGCAATCCATTTGTTTCTATATCAAATACTAATTCCATTAAAATGCAATAGATGTCTGGTTCTCTGCCATACTAAATTCAGTATCAAGGTGTTCAGACAATCTTCCTGTTTCTTTATCGTAAATTAAAGCAGTTGCCATACCGACATCTCCAGTATACCTAGACTTTAAGATTCTAAGTCTAGTTGTCCGAGCCTCTTCAGGGTCATCGGACTGTTGATTTCTTTCTAATGCTATCACACAATCACTTAATTGTCCAATACTATTAGACCCTCTTAAATGCGATAGAGAAACTTCAATACCATTCTCATGGCCTCTATTACCATCTACTCTTCTCAAGTGGGAAACAAGAATTAAACCAGCTCCAGTTTCCTCTACTAAGCTTCTAAGCCTAGTCATAATATTATCTATGGCTCGTCTTTCGTCACCCTCTTCTAAGGCACTAACAAGCATGTGGAGGTGGTCAACCACTACCCACTTACAATCACAACCAACAATTAAGTATCTAAGCTTAGCAAAGATATCATCTATCTGATTAGTCCCAAAGTGAGCATGAATAAAAACCTTGTCATCTTTAAAAACTTTATCAAACATATCGACTAAAGTAGACTCATCAAACTTCTCTCGTTCTTGGTCAACATACAATCGAGCATTAGCTTCGATAGATAAAATACCATCTACTGTTCTTCGCCAGTCTTCTTCGAGTGCTATGATACCGACATTGTCGTCTGTCTGTTTGACTAACCAATGTTCTAGTTCTCTCGTGATACTAGACTTACCAAGCCCTGTGCCACCAGTTAAAGTTACTAGCTCACCTTGTCTCAGTCCATATAGTTTTTCATTTAGTCCTGCCCAAGGATAAGGCACAGACTCTTTCTTTTCTCTATCTAAAAAAGAATCTTTCTTCTCTGATACTCTAATGATACCACTAGGGGTATAGAGTTTAGCATCCCACCAAGCACTAACAAATTCTTTGTATTTGCCTTTGAGAAGCATATCATTAGCATCTTTATAACCATTAGGTAAGGTGACTATCTTAGCCTTGCCGGGCTTAAGAATACTAGCAACCTTCTTAGCTGACTCAATGCCTTGTCTATCTTTATCAAAACAAATGACAATATTATCAAAGCTTTCTATGTATTCTAGGTTCTCTTTAATATCTTTGACTGCTCCGGAAGCTCCTCTAATGATAGAGGTAACTGCCCACTTACTACCTAGTAATTCATAAGCGGCCATCGCATCACACTCACCCTCAGTTATGGTTAAATACTTACCACCTTCTTTAAAGAGTTGTTGACCAAACAAACCAACTCCTTGAGGACTAACATCATAGCTAAACTTTTTGTCTCGGACATATCTAATCTTGTTAGAGGTTAGTTCGTTGTTGATATACAAAGGATAAATATGTTGTGCTATTTGACCAGCACTATCATAAACAGTTTTAACTCCATACTTCTCAGCAGTCTCTCTTGAGATATTTCTATCTGCTAACTTAGCGAAGACTCCGCCATGAGCATTTAGTTCTCTTACTGTTTCTGTCATATTAGTTTTATTAGATACGATATTGTCTTGATTGTCTACTCCTTTCGGAAAGAATTCATCACAACTAAAACATTTAGCTGAGCCATTCTCATTAACCGAAAGAGCATCGCTACTACCACAAGCCGGACAAGGCAAGTGATACTTCTTAAATTTTAAATCTTGTTCCATCTTTGACCTCAAAAAAATAGGGCATCCGAAGACACCCTATCAGAATATATGAAAAATTGTGGTTAGGTTTCCTCAGAATCTTCAGTAGATTCGTCAGTACTTTCTTCCACTTGCGACTCAGGACAGCCTTTTAATAGCTCTTCTAAGTTTGCTCTATGTGTGCGACTAGCAAAGTCTAAAGCTTCGATAACAACAGATAGATTACCTACCTTGTTGACCATCACAGTAGCATCATTCTTTTTCTGTTCATCTGCAATAGCAGTAACATCAAAGTTATTTACTTCACCTTCATCGTTTTTAATACTAATAATCATTAGAATTCTTCTCCTCCTTCGATGGCATCGAATTCTGAACCATCACTAGATTTATATTGAACTAAGTCAATAACTTGCATAGCTTGAAAGTCCAAGCCTTTGAAGTCTCCATACTTATTAGATGTTTCCCACTCGTTATACTGCACTCTAACTTTAGAGCCGTTACCGACTAGTTCATCCATTGGAACTTTGTTTGCATCTAAAAGCTTAGGCGACTGTCTCACCATTCCGTTAGGCCCATTCACCTTTCTTTTAAAAGTTATTGCTTTTCCAACGACTTCATCATTAATTGTGATTTCTTTTGTTTTAAAACCACGAGCTTCAAAGTCTTTGGCGACATCATCACTCACTACTAAGTCCACAGTATAAACAGGTTCATACTTGGTATTAGGAGTAGTTACACTAGCCCAGTAGGCTATTCCTTCTTGTATTGCCATAAATTTACTCCGTTTTTGGCATAATTGCATAAACTATTATAGTTCTTCACAGAGGTCTGTCAAGAGCTATAAGCTAATCTCTTCAACTATTTTAGCTAAAGAGATTGTTTGGTTATTATAAAGAGTAATTTTAAAGTTATCGTCTGCTAAACATTCAACTTCATAAACTACTCCACCTTTACTAAAGATATTTTCATAATTAGTAATTACAAAATTATCAAATTTTCTAAATAATTCTTTATTTAATATAATACTTTCTGTTATTTTAGACATTTATTTTAAAAGGTATTGAACAATTTTCAGCAGTAGCCGTGCCAAAGTCTAAGCTACTAAGGTATCGCACACTAGCTCGTCTAATACTACTAGGTGGATTAGACTCAAATTCAACATTAACAGGCTTACCTTCTGCTAAGTCATACACAATTCTAAAAGCTACTGAGTTCTTTAGAGTTACATTCCTAATATAGTAAGAGAAACTTCTGTTCTTTACCGGCTTAGGACAAGCCACAG